TTTCGAGCCGTCGATCTGCGGCTGGAAGACCTTGCGATTGAAGTCGTCGGGCTTCTCGTCGAGGATGCCCACGAACCAGACGTTCTTCGCCCGCGTGTGCTGGAGATGCGGGAGCCAGGCGATCATCTCGCGCCCGTGCAGTCCGTAGGCGCCGCGCACGTCCGGCTTGCCGGTCTTCTCGGAATGCGCCTCGGGCTGACCCTTGCTCCACTGAAAGCAGAGCCGCCCTGCCACGGTGATCGAGTCGATGAACACCGTGTCGTACCGGTCGAGCACGGCCGGGTCGCCGAACTTCTCGCAGACCGCGTCGAAGTGCGCCTGGCTGTAGGGCTGATCGGCCCGCAGCGCCGGGTTGGGTCCGCCGATGAAGGCCGCGAAATCCCGGCATTCCGTCCAAGTCCGCGGGCGGATCGCATCGACCGCCAGCCCCTCGATGGCCAGATCCCCGGCTTCGAGATCGTAGAACAGCGTCGCCGAGTTCAGCAGCGTCCAGAGCAGCGACGTCTTGCCGATGCCCGGCGGGCCGAAGATCACGCCCTTGATGCCGCGCGGCTCGGCCATCCGCTGGTCGGCGGTGATGATGGGGAGCGTCATGCCGACACCTCCGCCGGGCCCGCGGCCTCGCCGGCCTGCGCGAGGATCGCGTCGAGACAGTCGCCGAAGCACCAGTCGGGATGCGCGGCCCAGAACCGGTCGGCCTGCCGCAGCGCGTTGCGCCATTCGCGCAGGGCGGCGCTGTCATGGGCGATCTGCCGGCGGCGGATCTCGATGGCGCGTTCGAACTGGGTGCGCGAGAGCTCGCGCGTCGCGACCAGCGTCGTGCCTTCCAGATCCATCGCCACCGCGGCGGGGAGCTGGAAGGGCAGCTCCGGCTGGGCATCGCTCGCGCACTTCTCGGCCCGCACGCGCAGGGCGCGCGCCCGGTTGTCGATCCGTGCCACGACGCCGTCGATGCCGGCGAGGTACTGGCCGACCGGATCGATGTCGTCCCAGCGATCGACGGCCGCCTGGCGCTTGTTGATCGACCGTCCGGCAATCACGTCGCCGACGATCTCGCCCACGACGTCATTCAGACGCATCTGTCCCATTCTGGACCTCCTGTTCGAAAAGACTGCTGAAGTCGGTGAGCCAGGCCGCCGCGCGCCGCAGCGCCCCGGTGTCGACGGCGTGGCGCGCGGCCGGCGGAATGCGGCGGAGCGCGGCCGCCGGGTCCGGCTGCTCGTCGATGCGCTCGACGATTTCCACGAGACGCTCCTGGATCGCCCGATCCTCCGGCGTGCCGAACACGGCGATCTGTCGGGCGCGGTCATTCGCGCTGACGGGCGGTGGCTTGGCGGCCTCGAGACGGCGCACGCTTTCCTCGGTGCGCCTGAGCCGGTCGATCGAGCGCTGCAGGCGATCCTCCGCGGCGCGCCGCAGCGCGCTCCGCGTGGGTTCCTCGCCCCGCTCCAGACGGTCGTCGAGCGTGCGGCGCACGAGGCCGGGCTCCGCGGCCTCGGCGTCGCGGATCAGACGCGCGTCGTGGATCTGGTCCCGGCGCAGCCCGAGATCGGCGGCCGTGGCGGGGCGGACATCGTTGGCGGGATCAACGATGTCGGTGCGCACCGATCCGCTCGCCACTTCGCCGCGATCCTGCGCGGCATCGTATTCGTCGGCCAGCCGGCGCTTGGCGCGCGCCTCGATCTCGAGGGCATGCGCTTGCGCCCGGTGGGCCGCGGCGACCAGGTCGTCATGGGCGGACCTGACGCGCGTCAGCCGGGCCGTCCGCTTGGCGGCATCGTAGGCGAGCCCCGCGGCCTCGCGGGCCTCCAGAACTTCTGCGGCGGTTTTCGCGCCCGACAGAAGGGTGGCCGCGCGGTCGATCAGGGCCGGCAGGTCCTCCGCCGGCGCGGTTGCGGCGGGAAGCGCGGTCATGGCGCATCCTCCTGCGGCAGCAGCTCCACTTTGAGCGTGCCGGTCCTGACGGTGCGCGCGGGTTCGAACTCCGCCCGGATCGCCTGCGGCCAGGCCGCATACTTGCGCTCCGATACCCTGATCGTGACATCGACGTACTGGGCCGGGTCGTCGCCAGACGCGCGGATGCGCTCGACCATGGCGGCCAGCTGCGCCTGGTCCCACTCGACGCGTTTCGGAAGGTCCGCGATCACGGTGAAGTCGCCGTCGTCAAACCGGACCGTGCCGGTGTCCTTGCCCGCGGCCTGCCGTTCCTCGGCAGCCCAGTCGCCGTAACGGAAGGTCAGCGCGCCATCGAGCCTGGCCTTGGCGGCCTTGTCGCGTTTCAGACGCGCATCGATCTCGTGCTGCAGGATGGCCAGCAGTTCGACCGGCAGCTGTGCTATGTCCTGCACAGTGAGGTCCGGCAGGTCATCCGGCGTGGGGGTGTTCTCTGGAAAGGGCATGGATGTGCTTCCTTTGTTGGTCGGTGGTGTGTGGATGGGAGTGCGTCACGCCGCCTGCGCGTCGAGCAGCAGCGCGGAGAGGGAGGCAGCGGCAGCCTTCGGCTTTGGTCGGGCGATGGCGATGTAAGCGAAGCGGTCTGTGTCCAGCCGCTTCTGCACCAGATGCACGAGGCCCTGCTCCGCGGCGCGAAACGCGGCATCCGCCACGCCGCGCAGCGCCTCTCGCCGGTCTTTCGGCAGCGTCGAGAGCGCCTTGTCCGCATCCACCACGAGGAACCCGCGGTGATAGATCAGGGCATCACCCGTATCGGCCTGCGCGATCCAGGCATTGAGGTCGATGTCGGTCAGGCGCGGCGTGGCCGCCTGCCGGTCGCCATGATGTGCGGTCCTCATCAGCATGCCCGCGGCGTGGGCCGGACGGCGGCGGAGTGGTGGGTGGCGCGCGCCGGATCGGCCGTCAGCCGGCGGGGCGTGTGACCAGCGCGCGCGACAGCCTCGCTGATCTTCAGGGCGCGCTGAAGCTGGCTTTGCTCGAAGGTCTCGACATCGGCCAGCCGGTAGAGCACACGCCCGCCAAGCTTGAGAAAGACGGGCCCCTGTCCCGTGTAGCGCCAGCGCTCCAGCGTCCGGTGGGATATCCCCCAGCGCCGGGCCAGCTCCTTCTGATTCAGACAATGCCTCTGCATCCTCGGTGTCTCCTCTCATGCGGTGTTGAGGAGACCTTGCCCGTTTCTGATGTGGGATGTCGTCAGGACTGGCGGGGGATGCGGTGGGGGATCGGAAAACCCTTGCAAGACAGTGGCGGCGCGGTGAGCGGATGGGGTTCATCCCCCCTCTATCCCCCACTCATCCCCTTTGCGATCCCACACCAGACGGGGCGCCGTCGCGCGTCAGTCGACGGCGAGGCGGTAACCCCCGCGGCGATCCGAGCGGATGAGTCGCCGCCAGTTCGCCTGGGACTTGAAGACGTCGGCCATGCGGAGGCTCTTCGAGCCGGCCCGGCACAGGATCGCCTTGCCGTTCTGCCAGGGCGCCCCCGCCAAGGCGGCGTCGTGAAGCGCACGAACCACCTCGGCCTGGATCGGCCCTAGCTTGTAGTGCGCGCCGTTGCAGCGCACCTCCTGGTAATCCGCCGAGTGGATGAAGGTCGGCGCCTCGGCGTCCTCATCCCCGGCCGCGAACCCGGTTTCCACCTCGAAACGGTCCCGTTCCTGGCGCCTTAGCAACAAATCACCGATCAGAATGAAGACAGGCTCTGCCTCTCCGAAGGTGCTGGCATAATGGGCCCGCGGCGTCCGGAACACGCGCGCATGGAGTTCACCGCACCGGAAAAGCTGGAAGACATCGCAGGCATGCAGATCCAGCAGCCCGCTGTAGCGGGTCTGTTCCCAAGGCACCCGAAAGGCCTCGCCCTCCGGCGTCTCGTCGATGTCGCCAAACTCAATCGGAACGCCGAAGACGCGCACCGACAGCCGCAGTTGATCGTTCTCGGCAAGGTAGACGAGATCGGCTTCGGTGATCCGCCAGCGGTCGAGAATCTCGGGGAGCGTGAAATAGGATTTCTCGATATGCATTCCCTGCCCTCCCGCCGATTCCACCACTGCGCGTTTACCTTATGTTCTTATCTTCTTGACCTCATCGGAGCAATCCTGTTTTATCCTTTTCAATCCACAGTTCGTTGGGGACAACATGGCCGAGCATCATACCCTTGCCGACCGTCTCAGGGCCCGGGCCCAGCAGCTCGGCCTCAGCCCCGCCCATGTCGCCGAGATGGCCGGCGTCAACCGTTCCTTCGTCTACGACATCCTCCGCGGGCGCTCGACCCGCCCCGGCATCGACAAGCTGGCGGAGGTCGCGCGCGTCCTGAAGGTCGATCGCGACTGGCTGATCCACGGGATTGGTGATGTCGAGGGCACACCGCCCTTCATCGAGAACCCGGACGAGACCTTCGTCTCGATCGCGCATGCGAGCCCCCGCCCGTCGATGGGCGGCGGGGCCGTGGTGGAGGACCATGGCGACACCGCCGGCCGCGCCTACCACTTCCGGCGGTCCTGGATCCGGAACAGCCTGAAGGCCAGCCCGTCGCAATTGCGCATCATGCATGTCGAGGGCGACAGCATGGCGCCGACGCTGCTCGACGGCGACACGGTGCTGGTCGACATGGCGCGCCGCGCGCCAAACCCAC